CTGTATATCTTGTCCTCAATTGCCAAGCACAATACGCCGACGTTCTTGTAATACGGATTGTAATGAAGACCAGACATTTTAATTTAAAAATTCTATTTGAATATAGAACTGTCTTTAACTGATGTTAGTATGTATCTTTTTTAATTTTCATTTTTTGTATTTTTTTGTTTATTTGCTTCGAAAGAATTTAGGGCGATCTCTTGGTTCGGCTTCTTTAGTAATCTTTATCTTTGCTGGTTCGTATCGTAGGGGCAATTGCTCTACACAACGTTTATAGGGATACTCGCCCCACTCACCTATTACCAACTTAGAGCGGAATGTTGGTAGATTGAACTGGCGACACCAACGATTCAATAACCACACGACTCCTGCCGTCGTTATTCCACGATAGACAATATCATTCTCTTCGTCGGTACAGTCGTTATGTTCCCACAACATACGGAACGAATGTACCCAAAGATGAGAGTGATCATCTATGACTTTCTGTAGATTATCGTGGTAGGTTGTACTACCTAGTTTCTCGGGATATACATTCAAATACAATTCTGGAGTTTCGGGTTCTGGTCGTGGAATCTGTTTATCCATTTAGTATTGTTTCAATTTTTTAAATTAAAAATTTAAAAAAACTCTTAGAACAATGTTGGCATATTAAAGTCTTTGCGTCGAAACATCAACTTGATACTTGCCGAACAACCTGCTTCAAGTTCAAAGTTTCTCAATACGCCATAATGATCTTTCCACAATACCGTTATTTCAATAGCAGATTGAGTGTTCATTCCTAGCAAGTCAATGAGGCGGTATTCTCCATTTGGTGTGTATTCCAACGTAGGTCGGTATTGATTTACCGCACTGAACGGAATCTGGAAATCAGTGATAATAGGCGACAAGTTGCTGTTGTTTCCACCAGTACTTAAACTACTCGATCCACCGTATGCTTTAGGGACTCCTACCACACTTGGTACAATTGGTAATAGACTAGTAGTAAAGACGATACTATTGACAGGGTTAAACAATCCCGTCGTGCTATTATCTTGATAGAGTTGAAGAGCACTGTACGTACCCATATTGAACAAATTAAGTCCATTGTTATTATAAAAATTAAACTGGAAATTCTTACCCAAAGCTACACCAGTAGGAGCATTCTTAAACATTGGAAAGTTATTCAACAACGTATAAAGAGGAGTATTAATGAATATCTTGATCTGGTTTGCTAATGTTGAGTTAAAGGCGGCGTTATCCGCACTGAGTATAAATACTTGTCTTGTTGGATCGAATTCAAAAAAGGGAACATTCGCACTCGGTAAAACAAATCCACCCGCAACGACGGCGGCGTTGAGACTGGTGAATGCCGTTGAGAGTGCTGTATTCATCATTTTGGTAAAATCATTCAAGTTATACACCCAGTAGTACTCGCTTGAATTATCTTGAAAGACAAGAGGAGCAGGAGGAGTTAATATGGTACTGTCAGAGCAGACGTACGTGATAAATGTCTGGGCAGAATTAAAGACGTTTCCACCATTATTATACGTGAGCGTAAAAGAATAACACAACTTGTTGGGATCGGCTTGACCTAATTCAACAACAGGAATAAAAACAGGAAGACTCGGGGTTTGTAGGGAGAAACGCACCACTGACATAAAATAATTATCTGGCGTATTCAAAAATGGATTATTTCTTACTTCAGTGATAGAAAAACGAACGGGAACAGTTCCTGCCGCCGTGATGTTATTGATCGCATCGAGGTCATAGTACTGATGGATAAACTGTGTCTGGTCGTACTTATTTGCTAATTGAAGCGACATCTTTATTATTATCAACTATTTTAATTATGAAAATATTTTTATATCATAACAGATACAAAAATAATACATTCTAACACTCTTTGAATGATTATACTTGAATCAAACCAGTAAGACCTGCTGTTGATACAGGGGTATTCCAATACACAGTAATAACGAGATCAACACCCGCTACGTTTGCTGAAGTCGTTGCGGTAAAACGTGAAAGACCAGCGGTGGCAGTATGGGTAAGAGCTAATGTGCCCGGATTGGCACCCGATTTAATTACATAACCATAAACAACGGAAGAAGATAAAACAGGGAGAGTAGCGGAAGTGGTTAAAGTACCAGAAGCCGCACCAACAGCAATCGTAATGTCTGCGGAATAAGTTTGAGAAGGTCGTTGAATTTCAATGTTTGCCATTCTTTTTAATATACCCAAAGATAATAAATTCTATCTTTTTTTTTATTTTTTTTTATTTCATCATTCGGTGTTCAAGTTTAGACATTTTACCGCCAGACTGACCGTAGCCCAATGCCCCGATCACGTTGGCAGCCGCATCTCCTACAGCACCCTGACGGCGTAAGAAATCTTTGCCCATTGGTGCGAGAATAGGAAGAACACGACCAATGATGGAGCGAAGACTGTCTAAGAAACCACCTCCTACCATACGCTGAGCGTCGGATTGAAAGTAGGGTTGTTGGGCGGAGGCTTCGAGGACATCTGCTTTCGTCAATAGAGCCGTAAAAGTCGAAGAAGCACCACGTTCGCAAACGAAAGCACCTGAATTCATCGTGATAAGCACCAATTCAACACCCGTAATGTTGGCAGAACTTTGGTTTCTAACATTCATATTAACTTGAAGCGAATATGAACCTAAGCTACCGGCTGCGTAATATTCTTCTTGGAGAGGAATGTGCGTGCCAAACTCGAGAACAACCATTGAACCAGAAGTTGGTACAACACGACCAATACCCGTACCAGCATTGTACAAGTTGGCAGATCCAGTAAATTCATAATAAGACTGGTTCGAGCCTGACTCGACGGCATATCGAAACAAGTCTTGCTGGGTGGCAGACGATAAGAGACCGCTGACGTTATTGAAATTGATCGAAAGAGGGTTGTCGCCAGACAATGCCAAGAAACAATCCGCATCAGCTGATGTTTGATTTCCCATAATTTTGCGTACAAAGAAGATGAGCTTGTCTGGAATAACGTTGAGTTGGATCGTTGAAGAACGAGCAGAGAACGAAGCACCAGCATTAACAGTCGTGTTGGAGAATTGAGTAATGTAGCGAGGAAACTCTTGATAGGGGACTACATTTTTCGACGGAAGCATTAACGATGGGTGTCCTGTCAAAAAATTGAATAACAATTGAGAGTTTTCATAACTGACAACAGTGGCAGTTTTGGCAAAAGAGGAAGCCGTACGCCATACACGAGAAGCATCACCCATTGAAAATGTCATTGTCATATTTTGAATGCCGTAAAAGCCCTGATTGTTCGAGGAAGGCTTCGCACTAATAAATGGAGAAATGAGGAGCGGTTCGATCACGGTGAAACGAACACGAATGTTTTGAGCCGCACCAGTTGAAGGCAGAGGAGCAACACCCGTAGCCGCATCAATGACACTGTCCAACACCCAAGCACCACGACTGGTTAAATCATTGTCGGAAGTGTTGCCCCACGCACCAAGAACGTTGTTGTTGGCACCAACAGCATCAGCATAGTTAAAGTACGTGTCAAAGGCAGTAGGAGTATAGCCGTTATAACGATGTAATTCACGACGATCGTGGAAACGAAGCAAGGCAGGCAAGACATCCCTGACGTTCAACGAAACCGAGTTATTGTTGATGACAACGCTCATCACGTTGGAAAGTTGGTGGAGAGGAAAAGCACTGAGGGCATCGGTTAAACCATAGTTGATCAAGTATTGACCAGCGGGAGCAGTACCAGCAATGTTGAGCGTAATGGTGGAACGCCACAAGACACGACGATCAATGATCGTGGTTTCACTGGGCGTTTGGATGTTATAAACGTGGGAAGAGTTGGATTGACTTACTGCTTGAAAACTAGCGGGGTTCATTGATTGACCACCTTTTACTACAGCGTACGTCATCTCCGAAGAGCAATTTAGTCTATCATCGAGTACCAAGACCTTCTTTATGTCAGACATTTGTTTATTATACTGTAAGAAGATAAAATTATTTTTTTTATTTTCATTCTAGACTATCGTTTTTTCTAAAACGATAGATGCTTACATTTACATCCGGATTCGTCGCTGTACTTTATAAATGTCATTTCGGTCGTCCATAAAGTCCATTTTACCTGAACCGTACATATCTTCTGTTGATCCCTCTTTATCTTTCGTTGCCATTTGTTCTAGACGCATTCGTTCCGTCAATCCTCTCTTTTGTTTATACACCTCGTCGGGACGGGCAACATTTACTTTGTTCGTTGTTTGTAGCATATTACCGCCAGAACGACCGAATCCAATCATATCACGCTGTGGTCTTGGGACTCTATTCTGTCGCTTTTCAATTTCTTTAATAATCGCATCTCGACCAGTAGTAGGTCGTGGTCGATAATTCCAAACGTCTGCCGCCAATCCTAGTAGTTGTTCTAACGATAGTCCAAACAAGTATTGTCTGCTGAAAAACGGTTTTCGATCCCCCGATTCTTGTACTTGTTCTAACTCTGGTGGTGCTTCTTGTTCCTCTTCTTCTTCTTCTTCTTTTACTAATGACTTTTCTTCAGGTACTTCTTCTTTAACGGTTCGCTTTCTTGCCTTAGGAA